TTAGGTGATTTCATCGGTAGGTTTGAGGATTTTGTCTTTTCTGATGTAATGATGTGTCATTCTTTTTGATGTATGCCCAAGTTGTTTTTGAGCTTGTTCATCGGTTGTCATTAGGGAAATATCGGTGGCTGCTTTGGCACGCATATCACGCATTTGTACTTTAGCGATTTCATCAGCAAGTTCAGGATATGCTTTCATTGCTCTCTCCTTTATTTCTTTAAAATGATCGCCCAAACTTCGCCGTTTTAATTTTTTTCCCCATTTATTGGTAAAAATCCAGTCTGATTCGTATCCCAATCTTTTATCTAAAATTTCTTTTAGCCGACCACTAATTTCAAATCTCACTTTTTTCCCTGTCTTCTGCTGAGTAATGTGCAGTATGCCGTCATAGATGTGTGAGTGGTGGATGTTGCAAATATCAATCGGCCTTTGTCCTAGCAAGTACGCTGTCTCGATAATATCTGCCATTCGTTCATCTGCAAATTCATAGATTTTATCAAGGATATAATCCTCTACATAAACCTCACGATATTTAGTTGGGAATTTTTTCACACCTTGCGATGGACTTGGAAGTGTTGTGTATCCCCATTCTCTTGCCATGTTCCAAATTGTGTTAAATAAACCTACCTCAATATTAGCAACAGCCGGCGTGTCTTTTCTCCATTGTAAATATTGACTGATGTGCTTTGGCTCAATTTTTTCGAGCGGTGCAGGTGGGTTACCAAAGAATTTACATAGCCAATGAATAGCCTGTAAATTAGATTGCCGAGTGTTTTTGGCTTTTTTGGTAGGGACAATTTCCAGCTCGTAGCGTTTAGCTACATCAATAAATAAAACGACTGGGGATTTTTTGCTATTTTCAAAATTGAGTTTAGCTGCTTCTAAAACGGCTTCATATTTATTTGTGCCCAGGGATTTTTCTTTGCCATTGGAGAGAACGTAAAAGTAGTATTCCACGATTTGCCCGTTCCCACGCTTTCTGCGACGACAGAGTAGGTTTTGTGGCAATCCGTTGTTTTCATATTTTCGAGGGCGTGCCATAAGTGCCTCCTTCTTCTCAATTTACGCTTTAAATGCATTTGATACCCAGTCAGAATCATTCGTTGCAATAGGTTTACGCTGTTTAGCCTGAGCATAATCACGGCGGACAACAGGGAATCCATTTGCATTTTCTTTAAATGGAATGCCCATAATGTTGAGTTGTTTTTTGATTAGATTTTTCTGCTTGCATTGAGTAATAAATTCAATCTCTTCACGAGAAAGGAAGTCAGTGTAGATGTTCATATTCTCTCCAAATAAACCCCTCATTTAGAGGGATTTGGTTAAATAATCGTTAAGTCGTTGAACCTATCGAAATGCTCACATTACCGATGCGGACAACATTTTCTTCGTTGGCTTCTAGGATTTCTCTCAACTTAGCATAGGTTTTGGGGCATCTTATTTGACCTTCCTCTTCGTTGTAGAGAGCCTCTAATGTGTGCCATTCTTTTGCAAGTGCAGCCCAAACTTTCCCAAGTTCAGCCATTTTTTCAATCCTATTTCGCAAAAAAGGGACTGTCTCCAACAACAGAAAGCAACGCCTGAAATCCGATACATCGTGTGGGTAGCCTTCTATTTTTGGTCTTATTCCGTAACCAAGGTAAAAAGCCATTGTTTTACTGCTTACCCCTGTCTCTCCATTGGCAAGCCACCAAGCGATTTTGTCTTCTATGTGCATTTTCTCTCCAAAAAATAACCGCTTGCGGAACAAGTTCTACAAGCGGTTGTCAAGTGTTCATTTGTTCAATGAACAGTTCATCAGTGGTTAATCTTCAATATCAATATATTCCGCTAACTCACTTCGAGCTTTTAAATAAGCCTTGCGAAGCCCGTGGAATTTTTCATCTTGGACTTCTTCAAAGTCACTATAACTGACGAAAGCGTATTCAAAACCTTCGTTTTCAATTTTAGTTTGAAGATATTCTTTGTCTTCTTCTGTCATTTCGTTTCTCCTATTGAGAGTGGATAAAAATAAACCCTGCACGGGCAGGGTTCAGGGAGGCATTATCGCTGTGCGATAGTGCATGGTTTGCCATCGCAGTCGTTGCGTAACTCTAAATGGTCGGCAGCAACTGCAAAGGCGGTTAAAAATAGAATAATTTTTGCGTATTTCATCGTCTGTTTCTCTGAATTTGGGTGTAAGAAACCCCTGCCGAATTTCCGTAGAAATAGCAGTCAGGGGGGCTTTGGGGATTACTCCACAATCATTTCGCTAAAAATCCGCATTAGGCTTTTCCATTGGTCTTGCGGTAGGAAATGGTTCGAGATTTCAGAGAGCGACAAAATACTGTCGGTGAATAACCGGTCGTTATTCTTCATTTCGGTCAGGTGATTTTTCAGCAATCCTGCCATTGCACTATGCTCGGGCAGTGCCGACAAGTAGGTGTGGATATGCGGTAAATCTTTAGTGAAACGGTGGTATTGTTTCAGTAGCAAGGCGAAGTTCATCATATTGAACCAATCCACATTGATTGTCTGTTTTGGTTGTGTGAGAAAATCGGGTTGCATACTGGCTACATAAATCAGAGCATCTCGTAAATCGCTACGTTTGATTTGCTTGTACTCAGCCACCCTGAATTTGTTTTTGGTTCTTGCCCAAATTTCACCGTAGCTGAGCTTGGTGCGTTCGTGCGTGGCTTTCACCGCATTTTGTAGCATATTCTGTTCTTCGGCAGTGATTGTTGGCTCTGCAAGCGGTGCGATTTGTTGATTATTTTGCAAAACTTCTTTATCTAAAATATCCAGCACCCATTTGCGGAAGTCTTTGGCGACTTTGGTGTGGCTACGCATACCTAATAGCCAGCAACCACGCAAGCTGAAAATTCTGACTTTCTGCATACCGCTAGCGGTATCCATATCAATGATGGCTGTCATTGATGGAGTAAATTCATCTTTGTTGCGTTCGTACAGCTTAGATATATCAGACGATGGATTTTTATAACCTAACGCTCTGCCAACTTCTAAGGCGGGCATCCATTTTTGATTATTCTGATCGATAACGGAAAGTGTAGTGTTTTGGAAAGTTAATGTTGTCATTCTGAATTTCTCATATGTAAGTTTAAAAACTCATCACGAGTATTGCAGTACTGGTGATGAACTAGGCAAGGTCTGCAATAACCGTCCATACGAGACAACGGCAGATCTTTCGATCTCCTTACCTAGCCCATCATTGACAACATAGGGGATTTGCAAATTGCAAGCGCCTAGTTTTAGGGGGTACTTCCAAATTGGAAGTGCCTTATTTAGGGGTACTGTCAAATTGACAGTGCCTTGATTTGACTAGATTCCGGCTATAAAAAAAGTCGCATTGAGCGACTATCATTCTTCACCGCTCGTATGGTATTCAGGAATTGCAGTTCCCGACTTTACTGTTGAAAGTGCGGTTATCTTAGCCGAAAGGGCGGTTTTTGTCAATTAGATTTTATTCTTCAATTAGCAATGGCTTTTCTTTCAGTTCTTCAATCGCTCTGGTTTGTAACAGCGAGCTCATTTGCTGAATAGCCAAACGGTTGAGCATTGCCAGTCGCTCTTCTTGGCTGTAACCTTGCTCAATTAGTAGGGCGTTTTGGCTTTCCAATGCAGCAAGGACGGTAAGTTGCTCAACGGTAGCGTGGTCTCGCATATTGCCTTTCAGGTTCGGATTGCGGTCTTTCCACTGTTTTGCCGTTTGTCCGAAGAGAGCTTGATTGAGAATGTCCGCTTCGCTGGAATAAACGAAAGTATGTTGTTTTGTATTCAGCAATGCCGGTATGATGTGATCTTTGATGGCATCAGTATGAATGCGGTAGTTCGCCTTGCTTAAAATGTGTTTTACGCTCCATTCGAGCTTACTTTCGTTCGCTTCTTGCTGTTTGAGGCGTTGGAACTCTTTGATGAGATAGAGCTTGAACTCGGGGCTAATCCACATCGCAAATTCAAGAGCGATGTCTTTATGGGCATAAGTGCCACCGTATCGCCCCGCTTTGGCTTGCAAGCTAATCGCATTCGTTTGAGCAACAAATTCTTTGACGCTGATTTTGAAACGGTTTAAGCCGGATTGATTTTTAATTGTGGCGAATTCGCCATAATTAAAATTCGGGTTGTTCATTTCTTCCCAAATGCCGATGTATTCAAGGGTATTGCGGTTGCGTAACCAGTCGCTAATGAAGAAATCGCCGTCTTTGGCTCGTAGCATATCAGTAAGGTTGATGTAATCTTCGCCATCACGAGCGGTTACTTTGACCTCCACGCCTTGTACAATCATTACGCTATTTGCCATTTCGTTTCTCCGTTTTTAGGTACAAAAAAAGCCGTGAAATACGGCTTGAAAGTGCGGTTATCTTAATCCGAATTGGGGGCGGTGTCAATTAGATTAATCCGTATAAGTATGGGACCAAGTTAAAGAGTAGAACTACAACACATAACCAAAAAATGAAATTCATATGTAGAAGATCAGACTTGATCTGACAATTCACTCTAAAAAGTGAGAGTTTCCCGTTTAGAATATGAGTGTCAAAAATCAATCTAAACAAAAAGGAAACTCTCATGTTTTATTCTAACAACCCTCTCATTAAACACAAGACCGGTTTATTAAATTTAGCAGAAGAACTGGGTAATATTTCTCAAGCCTGCAAAGTAATGGGAATGAGCCGAGATACATTCTATCGTTATCAACAAGCGGTTGAGCAAGGTGGTGTTGAAGCATTGCTGAATCAAAATAGACGCGTTCCCAACTTAAAAAATCGTGTTGATGAGGCAATAGAGCAAGCTGTTGTGAAGTTTGCTCTTGATAACCCGGCATTTGGACAGGTAAGAGTGAGTAACGAACTCCGTAAACAAGGCATCTTTGTTTCAGCAGGAGGTGTACGTTCGATTTGGTTACGTCATCATCTTGCCAATTTTAAGCAAAGATTAATCGCCCTGGAAAAACTGGTTGCAGAACAAGGTATTATACTCAGTGAAACACAGGTACAAGCCTTAGAGCGTAAGAAAGAAGATGAGATTGCCTGTGGTGAAATTGAAACGACACACCCTGGCTATCTTGGCTCACAAGATACTTTCTATGTGGGCAACCTCAAAGGAGTGGGTCGTATTTATCAACAAACGTTTATTGATACTTACAGTAAAGTGGCGTTTGCAAAACTTTATACAATGAAGACCGCTATCAGTGCTGCGGATATGCTGAATGATAAAGTGTTACCATACTTTGAAAGCCAAGGTTTACCGATGTTACGCATATTAACTGACCGAGGAAGTGAATATTGTGGCAAGGTAGAAAATCACGATTATGAGCTTTATTTAGCAATAAATGATATTGAACACAGTAAAACCAAGGTAAAACATCCGCAGACTAACGGCATCTGCGAACGGTTCCATAAAACAATCTTACAAGAATTTTACCAAGTGGCATTTAGGAAGAAAATTTATACGGATTTAACGACATTACAAGCGGATTTAGATGAGTGGTTAATGTATTATAATCACCATCGAACACATCAAGGAAAAATGTGCTGTGGCAGAACACCGATGGCAACCTTACTTGATGGAAAACGGATTTGGGTGGAAAAGAATTTAAGCTCAAATTAATCTGACAGACACGGTAATTTAAAACGGGGGACTGTCAGATTAGGTTTGATCTTCTACAATTCATATCTTGCTCAGTTTTGATTTTGTGTAAAATACGCTTAAGTTTGTTTTTCATTTAGGAAACCTTTAATGTTTAGTTTATCTAATCGTTTGGTGTCTGTCATTGGTTGTCCTTTGGCAGCTTTGGAAGTGGTTGCCAGTGGGTTACTGCAATCACATCGTCATCAAGCCCATATTGATTTACACTAAGAAAATACCACTCGTTATCGGCAAGTTCTCTTGAAACTATTAAAATTAACTGCATTCCTGAAATATCGCATAACCCTAGCACATCCGTTTCAATAGGTGGTAATTTGTCCTCAATGGAAATCCAGCCGTTGTTTTCTTTACTCATTTTCTTAAATCCTTTACAGTAATTTCAAATTCAGGCTCGCCATTTTCTTTTGAGATAATGATTGGGGAGCCAAACTTCAAACAGTGTTGAACTACACATAATAGAGCCGGCATTGTCACATCTTGCTTTTCAGTTCATAAATCGCCTTTTTTATTGACATAGCCTGCATAAATTTCATTTGTGAGTGGCGATACACCTAGTTTAATTTCTTTCATTTGCTTTCTCTTTTGGTGGCTCGGGAAGAGGTTGCCAGTGGGTAACACCATAGACAGGCTGAATACCTAAGAATCCACCCGGCTTGAACCAGCTCTCGCCATTGAATTGAGCAATCATAATAAAATTGTTTGTTATCAAGACTTCTTTGCGGATTTCTGGCAATCTGTCTTTGACTGAAATCCAGCCGTTGTTTTCTTCATTCATTTTCTTTCTCCAAAATAACAATAATTCTTGATGTTTTATATTTCTCGTACAAGTATGCGGACGAGAAAATACCAATGGTTGAGAGAATAATAAGCACACTATCTCATGCTATTCTTAAGTGCATCTAACCACGCTCTAGCATCTTCTGCTGAAGCGAAATATAACCCTTGATCAAATAGTTTTTCTATATAAGAATGTGTAGGGAAATTTGATTTTATCACATTGAAATTATCGCCAATAAACCACATTCCATCTCTTGGTTCTTTTAATGGACAAGGAAGAGTGAGAGTTACTGTAGGTCTTGGTTCTTCCCACATACCAACAATATCATATTGAGCTATTGTTCCATCATTGAAATGAGATCCGCTAACAGCCCACGATACTTCTGACAAAAATACATTTTCTTCATCAACTGTATACCCTTGTACTTGGTGGTCTTTATTATCTCTAATATAGTCATCACTAATTAGGTATTTTACAAATGCCTTATCATTATTTCTTAGTTTTACTGGCTCACCTGCCAATGCTTTATTTAAATCAAATGGTTTCATTTTATTCTCCAATAAAAAAGCGACTGATTAAGTCGCTTCTCCTAAAATTCTGCTTTTTGCTACCTCAATCAGTAGCTGATATTCCCGCTTCGTTTTCTCATCGTGAACTTCGGCGTTGTCATACACCCAAGCATTTCCTAAATGTTTTAGGTTGCTCTCTTTTTCAATATAGCCGCCAAGTGTACCTGCAAAGACTGTTCCAAATGTGGTTATGGCTTTGATGCGGTAGAGTGTTCTGCCGTTGTGGTTGATTGTGTCGTTTTGGAGTAGTTCGTATTTCTTTTGGGTTGTCATATTGGCTACCTATTAAAAAGCCCCTTTCGGGGCGATTGAATTAATTCATAGCTTCTTGTATAAGCTTGTCGTAATACTTACTGGCTGCTTTCACTCTGTCTTTGATTTTGGCAATGATGGCTTCATCACGCTTAACCGTCACGGTGGTAATGCGTTTTTGTTGGGGGATTTGTTCCACAAGGTCAATCAGCTTTTCTGTGCTTTCGTAAGTACCGATAAGGTCGATTGGAGTAGGGAATAACACAAAATCGATTTGAGCCTCTTCGCAATCCCACAGCCACATATAGCCTTGCATTTGAATGTCATATCCGGCTTTTTCGGCTTTGGCGATGGCTTCGTCTGCAAAAAACGGGTGCGTGCCGATGTCCCAACTGCATTTTGTATCGATAATCAGCTTTCGGCTTGGTACATAAATATCACACTCGCCTGAAATCCAATCGTTTTCTCGGCGTTCGGTGTTCTTTTTTAGAACCAGGCCACGAGTAAAACCGCTTAACTTAATGGCTTGTTCTTCTAGCTGATTGCCTTTTTCAGTGTATTTGTTGCCGTCAAAGGATTGATAACCGAATAGGTCAAATTTAGCCACTTCACGCACCGCTGCTTTTGCGGTGTCGGAAATCAGTCCGGCTTCACGGTCGGCTTTGGTGCGAGGTTCGCTCATTAGTTGGTGGAGCATTGAGCAACGGGGTTTGAATTTATACATTTGATTGCTGTTCATTTTCTAACTTCTCCAACTCCGCATATTGCTCTTTGTTGAACTCGTAGCCGTTATCGCACATATCTTGCAAGGTGCTTTCTTTGTTGATGATGGTTTGTTTGCATTTCTCAAACACCTCATCGCTGACCTTGAGTTCGGTAAATTCCGCCTCTTGGATTTCGTTGTCAGGGTAGGCAAATTCTGCATTTTCAACATCTTTTACGACCGCTTGATCTGCCAAGACCGCTTGTTGCATTTCCACTGATAATGGAGCTTGTTTGGAAAGCAAGAGCTTCATCACAGTTTTGAGAGCCGTTGCCTCAAAGTTGTCGTGCCATACGCCGTAGCCTTTGCGGTAGGTTTGGCTGTAGCGGTTGGCGTGGTCGTGGACTTCTTGCGTGGTCATATAGATTTCGGCGGTAAATTCATTTATCAGTTTGAAATAAGCGTAATAGCCAATCGGTTTTTCATCTTTAGCCGGTTTTTGTTTCCAATCGAACTCGTAACCGTTGATGGGGTCTTCGGCAAGCAGTTGTTTTTCATACACCGGCACGGCAACAAGGCGTTTAAATTGCCCGCTACGTTGAGCCAGTTGAATTAAACCTTTGTAGCCAAGTTGGAATTGAGCTTCGGTTTTTTTCTCTTTGCGGTTTTGGTACGGCACAATGTAGGCAAAACCTAAGCCGTTTTGTAATGCCAAATTAAGCGTTGCTGCCATACAAGCGGCGTTGAATACGCTCATCGGTTCGGCATTGCGTAACATTGAGTTACTATTCACAATCTGCAACACGCTTGTTGTAAACGTGGCTGCGTTTTTGTTTAAAAGCTCTTGTAGTTTTTGCTTTACATTCGGGCTTTCAAATAGGGTTTTAATCGGGAATTTATCTTGCTTTTGTGCTACTTGTTGATTTTGGTTTGTCATTATCTTATTCCTCTAAAATTCATTTCTGTGTTTGTTCTGTTCGGCCAGGTAGGCATTAATTGCGTTACACCAGCCATCAGAACCGGCTAGGATAGTAGCAACGGTTTCAAAGCCGTTGTTTTCTAGCACATCTATAATTTTCTCCTCCACTAAGAGGAAAGCCTCTTCGCTAGGGTCTTCTTCTGGTTGAAGTGAAGCATCTGTGTAGTCTTCGTATCCTATCATCACACTTTCTCCGTTACTTTAAATTCGCAAGTTTCAGGCTTGCAGGTGCTTTCAGGGATAAGCTCTTCATTGCATTAGGAGGGTGATGGCAACCATAAAAAGCAGGGCGTATAAGCCGTATGTAATCCATTGTCTAAGCATGTTTAGCATTGTTTGCCTCTTGTGTACGTTTTACCATTTCGGCAAGAGCGTTGAAGAAATCAGTTTCAAGGGTAATTGTTTCGGCACTTGCTCGTCTGTCTAGGTGCAGGCGAATATTGCCGTTGCTATCCACAAAGTAGCCGTTTAGCCCGTAGGGTGTGAAAGGTTTGCGTTTTGGTTTTGATGGTTTAGGCTTAACCTGTTCAGGATCTTCCTCAATTTGTTCAAAAGTGTAATTGTACATAATAGGCTGATGACCCCTGATTTCAGGATAATTAGGCAAATTAACGGCTTTGGTTTTATTCAGAGCTTCAATACGCTTATTTAATGCCTTAATAGCGTTAATTTCAGACATCATCTCTGCCGTGCTGATTTCTTTTATGCCGTTTAATATAACTTCTCCGAAGTAGCGTTTTGTATGATTATTTTTTAATAAGCGGATAGTATAGCTTTCTACTTTATTGCGTTTCATTTCAGTAACTCCTTGATTTGGCTAATACGATACTCAATCACCTCAAGCATTCCGTTTTTTTGGATTTTACGTTGCTCAAGGTTTGATAATTCTTCTCTTAATGCTTGGCGGTTGATTTGGTGTTGCATAAATGCAGGGGAATCAATTTGTTTCCATTGTTCTACAAAGGATTTTGCCTGTTCAGGGCACTTGAAGCGTTTGCGTATTCTTGAAATCTGCACCCACACATCATTGATTTTTTGCTTTATGCGGATATCCGCTCTCCAGCAATCGTGGCGTTTATGCTTAATGTTGTGGCGAAAGCCTTTCGTGGAGCTGTCGTGCCATACACTGGTATAAATACTAAACGTCGTCATTTTTTACTCCTTGTGAATACTAAATTCATTCAAACAATGCTTATTTTTCAAGAATTCATCTAAGCACTCATCAAGAGTTAGCTCGTATTCTTTAAGAATGCCATTTAGTTCAATCAGAATCCCAGAGCATTTGTTAAATAAATTAATCCTGATTGTATTTTGGTTTTGTTCTTTTTCATTGCTGTCCACTAACCAAGGAGCAAACCAAGCAAATTGCGAGGTATGATGTAACATACGTATCGCTCTTTGCTCGGGTGGGGTTGTTCCACTAGCTTTCCACGTGTGAAGCTCTAAGTCTTCATCGAACTGGATTTGATGGTTAATGATGGTGAGTAATGTAAAAATTTCTCCCGTAGCCGTTTTAATCTTCTGTTTCGCATTATTAACGACTCCAGAACATAGTTTCCCCACTGATGCAGCAAGATGAAGACAGTGTTTTTGAGTAAGTTGAATATGGGTTAAGCCTTGTTGTTGTGCCAGCTCAATAATCATGTTGTATTTAGCTTCCATTTTTCGTTCCTTTTTTAGTCAAAAATCTGAATTTTGGGTGTAAAAAGCCCCTCCGCAGGAATTACGGAGTGATTACGCAAAGTGAGTTGCGGAGGGGAAAGGAGAATTAGAATCGGCTGTAATATTTTCCTTTCATTTTTACGGCACGAATGGAAGGCATAATACCTGTCCATTCTTCTACGTCCTCGCACATTTCGCTGAGGATATGATAGGAATAGTTGTGGTGGTTAAAGCAGTTTAATGCTCTGCTATGCTTTTTAAACCATTGTTCAGACTGCATTGTCTCAAACAATGGCGTGAGACTTTCGATGAATTTGTGCTGTTCTTCGGCGATGTCCCAAAGTTTGGCTAGGTGGTCGATTTCCATTGCGGAAAATTCTCTGGTGTAGAGATATTCACCCTCCGCTGCTCGGGTTGTGCCTTGAATTTTGCGAGGTTTTTCCGGCAAGGCAAGCGGTGCGATTTGTTGATTATTTTGCGAATGTTCGCCGGCTTTCATTGCCATATAAGCACGCAGGACGACTAAATGAAATTTAGGGTCAATCCACGAAGCATAGGCTAAGGCAATCTCCATACAAGCGTATGTGCCACGATTAGCACCGCCATTGATAGATTTCAAAGGCTGAAAATTTGGATCTTCTTTTTGAATTTCTGAAATTAAATCTTGTGTGGTATCAAGACGAACGAAAAACGCTGGTTGATGTTTACTTTCGCCTCCACCGGCACGATGTAGATCGTTTAAGCTGAATAGATTTTCTGATTGGCGAATCGCCTTATTTAGAATTGTTAAGTTTGACATTTTTTATACCTATGTGAATTAAGTTAGTCCGATCATTAAGTGGGTGATCGGGGTTCAACTTACCACACATAGTTGGCGGAGCTTATTCAGATGTATTGTATATCGCTCTCTCGCCCCGATCATATTCACTCTGCAGATCTGCAGACTGCACTTCTCATATCTGAGAAGTAGTAAATTTTAGGCATAAAAAAACCGCTATGCTATCGGGTGCGGATAACCGCTATGTGTAAGTAAGTGCGGTTATCTTAATCCGAAGTTTGGCGGTTGTCAACAAAAAAGCCTCAATAATATATGAGGCTATTCAGATTCCCATTTCGTTGCAAGCCATTCAAATTCACAAAAGAGCTTGTTGTTATTGTTGTTGATTCTGCGAAGCTCCATTATGTAGGGCTTGAGCGTGTTCCAGTCTTTAATGACACTGCTTTTGCTCATTCGCTTATATACCGCTTCATCAAATAAGTCTTCCTTGATACCAACACAGATAAATTCAATCGCATTAAGCACATCTAAAACAATGAAATTCTGTCTTTTTTGCTCTGCTGTGGCATTTTTATCATTTAATGCACACGCTAGAACAGTAAGGTTTACACCGCTATCACGCATAGCCATATAGGCTTTTCTGCGTTTACGGTAGTATTCGTTGCTGTTATTGCTGATAAGGAGTTCAATGGTCGATTTTTGCTTATGTTGCTTGCGAAGCTCTTTAAGCTGAGAACACGCAAAAAAGGCTAAGTACCCAGTAAATAAACAAGTACCTAGCCCGACTATTGTGTTCAGCTCTAATTTATTTAAAAGCTGTAAAAGGTAATCCAT